TGGGGTTCGTATCCAACAAGTTCGGCCATCTTCTTGAGAAGTTCAATCTCCAACTTCTTAAACTTCTCGACAAACTCGAGGGCATTTTCCCGGTCGATGTCACCGTAAAATAGAATCTCGTTTCCGGCAATCTTTACGCACTCACTCTCCTCGGTTTCCTTTTCATCATCCGTAGGCATCCTTCAAGGCTTTCTTTACTCTTGTTACTTCTCTTGGTTTTAAGCCATTTCCGACACAAAGATGATTGATCACATCAAAATCCTGTGGAGTAATATTATATCCAATGAGGGGTTTTAGTTCGCCAATTTCAGCATACCTCTTTAATAGACAAAGTTCTTCTACATCCAACCCCAACCTTGATTTCTTTTTGATATCTTCAAGTTTGTGTTGTCGCATCTTAAAGTTTCTAAATTTTGTCCAACAACGTCCGGGACGGATTTTATCTTTCGTGAGTGGGGCACCAAGAGCTGCCTTTGGTATAGTGAGTGAATGTAGTATAAAGTATGGCATAAGGTTCCATTCACCATGTGAATACATTGTTCCATCGTAAATATCTGCATCAGAAAAGGACCTAGATGCTCTTATGATATCAACACCCTTCGAACCTAGATAATTTTCTTGAAAAATGTCCCATAAATGTCCGTGTTCAGAAATATTATCATAAATTTCAATTGGTCCGGTTTTTGATAGTACTTCAGCTATAAATTCCTTTGGTGTTTGAAACTCATCCATCTCATCGTACCCATCCAAATAATTAAAAAATGATCGAATATTCCCATTTGCACGAATAGCGGCATTATGTACCTCAGATCCAGTTTTTTCAGTAAGTTTTAGTAGAACATCTGGTTTATGTCTCTCAATGAAAACTGTCACGAAGTTTGGATACATACACATGTTCGTACTCGTCACGAGTAAAGATCCACGAGTCAATTTATCACCATCCGATACAGATTGTATCACTGGTTTGAATATCGGGTCATAATCTTCTATGAACACGTGCTTCATCGATGTTTTTATAAACGCTAGAAATAAGGATTTACTTTTTAGGTGCTCACTTTGTAGTTCTACGTGATTAGTATTCTTAAGAACACTTTCGAGAATGTAAGATTTTCCAACACCCGAAGCTCCACATATGAATACATTTTTACCTTGTTCCATGTACTTACGAATAAGATCAATTTGTTTCGTGTGAATTGTCGTCACGACGGGATCTTTTTTTTGCTCGACTATTTTAATGAAGGAATCCATTGATGATCTTACTAATCAGGCCATAGATTTGGTGCTCGAAAATGACGCACTACATAAACGTGTCGTAGAACCTTTAAAATGGAAAATTCTACCATACGTTGCATGTAGTATGCTTACCAATTTGTTAATGATTCTTATTCTGTTCTACCTTGCTCGACGTCTGTCTCTTCTTCAGCCTCAACAGATATAGATTCTTCATCCTCTTCCTCTTCCTCTTCCTCTTCTTCGTCACCTAGGGAGGGTCCGAAGAATCCCCGGGGTGGTGGTTCATCCTTCTTCGACAGGAACTTACCTATCTTCTCAAAGGGTGTCCCCACAGTGACCGCTTCAACTGGGTCTATAGTCTTTGGTAAGGCGAGTAATGGGATCGAACGCACGTCGAGGATCTCCGGTTTGGTAAATGCATTATCTAGGGGATATTCGTTTTCAAAATCTACCAAGATCGACTTGGGTACCGATGGTGATTGTTCCAAAAGACGGTCGTACTCTGTTTTACATTCACCTACAAAATCGAGACCCTCCTTGCTACGCTCACCCCTATCGAGGGCCAACATGAGACGGATGTTCCTCGAGAGCATACCAAAAGCCAAAGCAGCTGTTCTGTGGTTTTCCATGAGTTCGTTAATTTTGAGGAACTGGGAAATGGTCGCAATGAGACCCGCAGCCAGGTTTAAACCACCAATTATCGCAGGAGCAAACGACTGTACATTTTCTGGGAATGTACCTTGGGCGAAGTTTGCGGTCCCAGTTAAAGTAGAAAGTATAATAACTGGTAAGGTAAATTGAATACTGGAACGTTTGTATAAAAAAAACGCACGGTGGTGCATATACCTGTAGCATGCAGAGGCTTCACCCCACTGTTTAAGGATATTTTCATGACCATCCGTCCATGACAGACGCATATCTTCACGGGAAATCTTTTTTTCTTCCGTCATTATATAATAGATGAATATAATTTTCTTGATTCATCTTATTTTTCTTTTATGGATACTTATCATTCCTTTCACAAATGATCGCAGACATCTAGAATTTTATTCGATAGTCATACCCTTCATCTTTTATCATTGGTCGGTGAATGATGATACATGTGCTCTTACACAAGCTGAAATGTACATGACTGGTCAAAAAAAGGAAGAAACCTTTATGGGACGCCTGGTTGGGCCCATTTATAAAATGCCTGATAACGAGGTTAACAACTTAACAAAAACACTGTTTTTCATACTTTGGGCATTTGTTCAATACAGACTTGGGCATTTTGACACATTCGTAAAGGATGCGAGTAAAATATTTAAAGATAAGAAATTAAACTAGACTATAAATGGACACAAAACTTTTGTACGAGATTTCCCGCCTTGAGAAAATCAAAGAGTTTTATAAACAATCTTATATCTCAAATGTAGATTATTGTGAAGATAAAATTGAACGTATTAACGATAAACTTGAAAGTGCATCTTCTTCTATTAAAAAGGAAATTCTGGAAACGCAGAAACAGCAGTACCAAAAGGAAATTGAAGACATCGATAAGTCATTGGAGAAAACACTTAGTGATATTGACAAAAAAATCGAAATTATTCAAAATAAGAGGAAAGAGTTGGAAGAGGAAGTTCAAAAGGAACGTGAGTCGTTTGATTTCAACATAGAGAAACTTCGTTCCGCGATTGAAAGGAAAAATATAGCAGATCTGTTTAAGATGTTCGAATACACGACAAATGCACTTTCTATTTTGCGGAACGAGTAAATTTAAACCTATCGAAAAAATGGACACTGATTTTAAAGTTGTAGTATAAAAGCATACAATATGCATCAGCTATATCATGTTTTCTCTCGTATGGGATCGTATCTAAATCTACATACTTCCCCATCTTGACAAGAACGCACTCTTTCCGCTCCTCGTAGTTTAGATGCCCCATACCAAAATGTGCATGTAAAGTTATGGGTGAAATTAATAGAACCTTATCCTTGAACATATAGTGTAGTAGAATTTCAATGTTCGTGAAGCCCTGTGGCGGTTGTCTCTCTATGAGGATTCTTTCAGCCTTGTCGAATACATCTTTATGATCATCTACAAATAAAGGAACCAAGTCAACAAAGTCATTACTGTAAATGTGTTTGTAGTCTTCTAAACTTACCTTTTTCATGAACTCAATTTCGATCGTCGGACCATTCCCACACTCAGCGAGGACGAGACCCATATTGTGAAACCCTATATCTATAGCTAGGACCTTCATATTTTCATGTCCAGTATTTTCTTTAACTAAACCTAAGTAGATGCTAAAATTTGTAATTTTCATATTTCAAAATGGAAGATCTTCAAAGTCTTATGTCCTGTCTCGATGAAATCTCTAGTAAGATCCCCGATGGCATCTATCTGGAGATGGCTGATAAAATGAAACGCATTAACGATCGACTCACCGGTGATAGACCGTTTCATGAAGACGAATTCTACTACTCCGACACTGAGAGTGATGACGATGACAGTGACAGTGACTACGAGGCTCCACGACTCACTGGTCTCACCAGGGGCGTTGAGATCGGACGTCTCAGAGACCAGCTTCGGGATTACGTGAATAAGATGCACAAAGAATACAAGGTTCTCATGAAGTGGGAAAAGCAAGCGAATCGCGGGGATTGGACCCCCATCAAACGTATGACTACGTTTCGAAAGAGTCAGGCTATCAAGGCTTGGTGTGAGAAGAACACCCGTTGGGCTCCCGGTGGTGATGCAGGGGAACTCGTTGGTCATATATCTACTGCTGCGACCAACTCCGAGTCCTGGACTTGGAAAAACCTGGTGGAACATGGTCTTCGGACAATTGTGTTGGAAATTGGAACCGAGGAGGAGAGTATCCGTGCTCAACGTGGATTCGTCTTCTATGACGAACTTTCACTTAAAACACTCCAAAAGCTTCCCGCCTTTGAGAAGAAGATTCACGATGAGTACAAGGAAGAGTGTCGGAGGAAATGGGACGAGCACGTGGACAACGCTAGGTCAAAGGTGTTGGAGGAGGGGGAAAAGATGGACAGATGGGAGGTGCTTTGTAAGGAGACCGAGGTCAAGTTAAGGCAACTTGCTGCCCCTATCCGTGATCGTGATTACTGGGACCGGGAGGAATTTGTGTTTTGTTACTGATCGTAACCTAAAACCTTTTCATAATGTAGAAACTCTTTTGGATAGTCTTCTATACTAAAATTGAATGGTTTATAATTAGGACGATAGTACGTTGGTTGTAATTTCACTTTTGGATCTTTCTGTACAAATTCAAACGTAGCTGTGGGATCATCGAGACCATCCCTTTTCATCCACTTTTTCATTTTCTCCATGTCTTCGCTAATATCATTTTTTTTGATCAATCCCATATCTCTGATTTTTTTCATGGTACCTTGGAAGTCATTTTTCAAATCTTCATATCGAATTAACATGTAGTTTTTAACAAGTTTTGGGAGTTTTTCACACATCCATTTTAATTTTGTATGTCTAACTTCAAAAATATTGTTAAAATGTTCGTACCCACCGAGTTTGTGCGATATATTTTCATCATAGAAAAGAGCTACTGATTCATATTTACCAAATAAAAATCTTTCTTGTGATTCCACCATCATTGGATCTAAGTTACGCGGTGATCTATAGAGGGATTTTAACCAATCTATTGGATCCCTTACGATACACAAAAAAAGTACGTCATCTGTGTTTGACAAGTCAAGATCATCACCGAACCAGTGTTTATAACCATACGTTCTACAGTTTTCAACCGTATTATCTTTCATGTTATCGAAAACATTAATCGCATCAAAATTATCTTTTATACTACGGTCAAGAAAGTTTGTTCCACTACACCTTTCACCGTAGATGTGATACCTGTTTAATGTCATGATTTGATATGAACAATATTCTTTAATCAGGCAAATAAAGATCTCATCTATAGTATATGAAGAATAAGACGAAAATTCAAACACTATGGGTTTCATTGATTTTGCTCATCATCGTCGTGGGTTACATGTGGATGTATCCTCGAACGATTGAAGTTAAGGTTCCCGTTGAGGTTCCCGTTATAGTTCCACCCATTCCACCACGCCCCCAGAGACGATTTCAACAGGAACGTGAGCCAGAGTTTAGGGGACCACCGATTAAAACATATAAACCTGGCCACATGCAACAAATGGGTATTCTCATCGGGGAAGGTGAAGAAACCCTCCCACTCTACGGTAAAGAGGTTCGTGGTCGTCGTGATAGGTACCACTATTACACAACTACGGGTGGTGAAAATTTATACCCTATCCCTGTCATCATAGATGGTCGTGACTGCGTAGATGACATTGGGTGTCAGGAACTATACGGAAATGAAACAGTCTCAGTGACCGGCAAGACTGGTTCATTTGAGGTTAAGATGTATCGAACAGATGATTTCTTCTAACAAAAGTGATTCTTCAGAGAATCATATTCAGTTTTTTGGAATCCAGAACTCCCAGAAAACCTTGCTTTTAGATTTATTAATTCTTTGATAGTGTCGTCATCGAGACTTTTGACAAAGTCCCTCTTAGCCTCGATGTCGTCTAATTGATTATGTTCCTTTTGGGCTTGGACATATGGCCATGTGTGTTTTCGTAATGCTGCAACTTCAATCTGGAGTTGTATAATTTGTGGTAGGAGAACCTGTCTTACAAGTTCGTCGGTGGTCATATACACACTTATATACATTTCCCTAAGTATTTTCTTATGTGTTAGTATATGCAATACAAAGAACTAAAAGATAAGGCTAAAAAATTGGGCCTTCGTGTCACTAAGGATGTTGGGGGGCGACGTGTGAAACTCACAGCAAGGGAACTTCGCGCCAAAGTTACTCGAAACTTTGAAAATAGTGTCAGAAATGCCCAGAAAGTCATTCGTCTCTGCCGAACGGTGGTTGCCCCCGTTTCCATGACTGGGGCACCTCCACCTCCACCTCCACCTCCACCTCCACCCCCACCCAAGAAACCTGTCATTAA